TGCTTCAAGGGCGTGACCGAACTCAACCGAGACAAGGCCGTCGCCCAAGCCAAGGCCAACCCCGAGTTCAAGACGATGGTCGCCGACATGACCGACGCTGAAATCGCCGCTTGGTTCATCGCCTAAGCCCACGCACATGAAAGCCCTCATCGCCCTCTCCGCCATCGTCATCTTCGGCTGGCTCGCCGTCGTCACCTTCTGCGGCCCGGAACTCTACCGAGCCATCAACGGCCCTGAGCCCGTCAAGGCCAAGGTCGTCCGCCACCACCGCGCTCGCTGATCGCCATGCTCGACGAACTTTTCCGCAAGGTCGAAGCGCAGTTCAACGTGCGTCCCTCCACCCGCAAGCCCTCCGCCCCCCGCGGCGTGGCCATGCTCGCCAAGACCTACTGCGGCGAACTCCCCGCCTTCTACGCGGTCGAGCCCAAGGTGGACGGCGTCCGCGTGATCGTCACCGCCGACCTCGACAACGGCGTGGTCTCCTTCGCCTCCCGCCGTGGCAATCGCCTCGCCTCCCTCGACCATCTCGCCCAGGAGGTGCTCGACCTCTTCGGCGCTTTCCGCGGCATCTGGACCCTCGACTGTGAAGCCGTGGCCGGCAAAGGTTTCTTCAATGACGTCGGCGAGATCAGGTCGGAAGCCCCGGCCCTCGACGCGCGCCTCTGGGTCTTCGACGTCCCCTGCATGAGCAGCAGTTCCTACCGCGAACGTCGCAAGGTGCTCGCCGATATCTTCGAGGCCGCCATGCCCAAGCCCTGCTCGCTCCTGCTCGTCCCCTCCCTCGTCGGCGTCCTGCCCGAGGAGGCCTTCCGCGACTTCACGGCGCAAGGTTTCGAGGGCGTCATGGTCAAGGATGCCTCCGCTCCCTACACGCACGGCGTCCGCTCCGCAGCTTGGCAGAAACTCAAGGCCTCCGATACCGTTGACGCGGAGGTCGTTGACGTGGTCGAAGGCGAAGGCAAGTGCGCCGGCATGGCTGGCCGCATCGTCGTCCGCCTTGGTCGTCGCTACGTCAACGTCGGGACGGGCATGAGCAACGAGACCCGCCGCGATCTGCTCGCCCGCCGTGCCCAGGTCATCGGCCAGACCGCCGAGGTCGCCTTCCACTGCGTCACCCCCGACGCCTCCCTCCGCCACCCTTCCCTCGTCCGCATCCGCGGCGACAAGTAATCTCCCCCAAACCATAAACGCACATGACCACCAAATCCACCAAGGCCGAACTCGTCTCCGACCGGGCCATGACCGAACTCCTCAAGCGCAAGGCCATCGCCTTCCGCGAGACCGCCAAACTCAAGGACCGGGAAGGCTCCGTCAAGGGCCTCGGCTCCTACGCCCTGTACGGTGTTGACCACGTCCGCGGCCAACTCGTCGTCCTGGCGAGCGAGCCCACGTCCGCCGACTTCAACAAGTACGTCACCGCCAAGGCCAAGGCCGACGTCGTGGCCCGGTACGATCACGTCATCGAGTACCGCGATGCCGGCTCCCACTCCAACCCCAAGGTCACCATCCTCTGCTGGACCAAGGCCGAGTAACCCTTCCCACCCAACGCACATGAACCAAGAACCCACCGACCTGATCACCGTCGGCGACCGCCCTCTCCGGCTGTCCCGCCCGGTGCTCCCCCACGCCGCCCGCCGTCTGGCTGGCATCCTCCCGCAGCTGAACGCCCTGAACACCGCCGGCAAGTCTCAGGCCGACGCCGCCTTCGCCCTCGGCGTGTCCATCGGCGCCGTCCGCTCGTGGATCGCGCTGGCGAACTTGTCCTGGACTAACCTCAACCGCCGCGGCCCGTACGCCAAGCGCACGAAGTAAGACCATGAAGATTAAGAACTGGCACGAAATCAACGGCGTGAAGATGAGCAAACTGAAGCACGACCGCATCCGGGCATTCGAGGCCATGCTCCCGCAGCTCGACGAACGCGAGCGCCTCAACTCCGAAGACGTGGCTGCCCGCCTCGGCGTCTCGGGCGTCACGATCTGCTCCTGGTTGAAGGTGCTAGGCCGCCGCTTATTGCACAATAACGGGCGCCGCTTCTTCGCTTGGGATAAGAGCAACTGGCACAACACCGTTCTCCCGGTCTACAAGAAGACCGGCAGTTCTTACGCCGCCGCCAAGGCCGTGGGCGTCAACTCTACCACCGTCTACCGCTGGCTGTCGAACAACGGCCACCTCGTCCGCAAGTACCGCGAGCGGGACATATCCTCATTCAAGTTCCAGAACTACCGCTAATGCCTGACCCATCCCACCGCCCCTACCAACCCATGACCATCATCCGACCCGACTCCCTCCCCCGCCTCTGGTGGCTGTTCCCCTGGAGCATCGCCCGTCAGCTGCACAAGAACGCCGTGGCCCTCAAGGCCTTCTCCGACCGCCTCGACCAAGCCGTGATCATGCAATCGCACGTCATCTCCGACCAGTCCGAGGAGATCCACTTCCTCCGTCAGCGCGTCAGCGACCTGAACGACGCCATCATCCGCGGCGCCATCACCCCCGACGCTCACCCCCATGAGTAGTTTCCGCCACCTCGACGGCATGGTCGCCCTGCTCTCCGAGGTATATGAAATCAATGAGCGAATTCTGACGGGTGATATTTGCAGTAACAAGACCGCGATCCAGTCCGACCGGATGAAGAAGCTACTCAACCATTACCACGAGGCCCTGAGCGAAGACGGCGCCGCTAAGATTTCGCTCCAGGCTTACGCTGCCGCCGGTGGCTGGGTCGGCATCACCTACTCTTACGAGCTCGACGGCTTCGAGGTCGCCGGATCACAAGTCCCGAGACGCGTATGAGCGAACCGAATAAAGACGGGACGGACATTATGATGGCGCTGCTTATGGGCCTTAGTGGCCCGAGAGCCTCAAAGGCATGGAATGAAAGCCAGCAAATCAAGGCCGAGTCATTCCTGACGATGGCAGAGCATTGGATAAACCAAACCGCAGAGGAGAACGCCCGCCTAAAGGCCGAGGTCGAGCAAGCCCGCAAGATTTCTGGCGAAGGCATGAGCGTCACACTTGATTTGAACAATCAACTGCTGGCCGAGAACGCCCGCCTCAAGGCCGAGGTCGAGCACCTCATGGTCTTCTGCAATTGCACCCTTATCCCTAACAAGGAATTACAAGCCAAGGTCGAGCGGCTGACCAAGGCCGGGGACTTATTGGCCTTTCATTACATCTCGCTTGGTCGTAAGTTCTTCCCCGATGACCCGCTTCCGTCCAGCATCAAAGACTGGAACGCCGCCAAGGAGGGCAAGCAGCCATGACCCTCAACCAGCGCTTCTCCGTCGTCGCCCTGCTGCTCCTCGGGCTCAACGCCCAGGCCAAGACCGACGCCGCCTTCCTTGAGGCCGTCGCCGCGGTCGAGTCCGGGCACAACCGCAAGGCCGTGGGCAAGGCCGGCGAGCGGGGCATGTATCAGGTCGGCAAGGCCGCTTGGGACGACGCCTCAGCCCGCCTCAAGGCCGAGGGCCACTACGCATTCCCCTGGTCTAAGTGGCGCGACGCTACCGCCCAGGACATGGTCGCCGCTTCGCACCTCCGCTGGATCAGGGCGAACTTCCACCGCATCGGCATGACCGACCCGACCCCCGAACAGATGGCGCTCGTCTGGAACGTCGGATGGTCGGAGGCCCGCAGCCGAGACTTTAGGGCGAACGACTACGCCTTCCGCGTGGCTAATTTATTCCGCTCGCAAAAGGTTTTGACCCGTTGAAAGTTTCGACCTGTGGCGCATATCCTCATAGCAGTAGACCCCGGTCAGTCCGGGGCGTTCGTCTGGTCCAAGACCGGCGACCCTGAGATTACCGCCGACAAGATGCCTCCGACCGATGTTGAGGTTGCTCAGTATATCGCCGACATCTCCCTGAAGGCAAAGGACGTCGAGCTCTTCCTTGAGGAGCCTTCCACCGCCGGCTACGGCCCGAAGATTCCCGCCGCCTCTATCGCCCGACTCGCCCAGAACTTCGGCATGATCTACGGCGCCGCCGTCGCCATGGGCTGGAAGATTCACCGCGTTAAGCCCCAATCGTGGCAGGCCGCTCACTCCCTGGGCAAGAAGAAGGACCACGGCAAGGGCTGGAAAAACCACATCAAAGCCCGTGCGCTGGAACTGTACGGCAGCCGTCTCGATATCACCCTCTGGAACGCCGACGCGGTCCTGATTTACGATGCCGCCCAGCGTGGCGCCATCAACTGAGTTAACATAACTCGACCCTTCCCCCTCTTTTGTAACCTTTCCCAACCTATGAAGAAAACCTCCATCAAGAACATCCCCGAGGCTCAGGCCTACGCGGTCATCCCGGGCACGCGCTACATCCTGCTCCCCGACGGCGTCCTCGCCAAGCCCCTGACCAGCACGCTCAAGCCCTCCGGCCCCGCGTACAATATCGTCATCGACGGCAAGGTCCGACAGGTCTCCCTCTCCGTCCTCCAGGAGTCCATCGGAAAGACCGACATCCGCGACCTGATCCGCAAGGACTGACCTCCCCTTTCCCTATGCCTAAAGAACCCACATCCCCCAACACCGCGACGGCCGACCTGGTCGCCGCTCTCGCGCAGCTCGACAACGTCAAGGCCAACAAGGTCAACCCGGGCTTCAAGAACCGCTACGTCTCCCTCGACGCGCTGCTAGACGCCATCAAGCCCGTCCTGCTCGACCACAACCTCGCCCTGATCCAGACGCTCATCTCCGAAGAGGGCAAGGTCGGCGTCTCGACCGCCTTCCTACACACCTCCGGCGAGCGCTTCGACTTCGGCCGACTCATGGTCAAGTCCGAGGGCCTCGACGCCCAGAAGATTGGCGGCGCGATCACCTACATCCGCCGGCAGTCCATCCAGACCGCCTGCTCTATCAGCGTGGACCTCGACGACGATGGGGCCGTGGCGGCCTCTGGCTTCCGTTCTGCGGCCGTTTCCCAGTCCGCCCCTGCCTTCTCCCCCACCCCTCGCCCCCTGACCAAATGAGCGACCCTAAGCCCTTCGACCCCTTCGACCCCATCTCCGCCGCCATGGGGGCCTTGCACGGCCAGAACCTCCTCGCGGCCAAGGACGCCCGCATCAAGCAGCTGGAGGAACGCCTGGAGGGAATGCGCGAGGCCGGCGACCAACTCTGGTACTGCATCCGCCATGCCAAGCGCATCGACCCGTCCGAACTGGTGGACGCCGTCGAGGAATGGCAGGAGGCCCGCAACAATGGCTGACGTGCCCAAAGGCATCGAGAAGATCGCGGCCACCGTCCCGAGGCAATACGCCCTGCTCCTCTTCCTGGACGGCTTCCCGTACGTCGAGTTCACCGCCCGCAAGCACGCCGACTTCCTGACCGACCTCAACGCCTGGAAGCGCAAGACCTACCCGTCCTTCTCCCGCTCCGTCGTCCGATTCTTTACGCTCGCACCGAACGGCGAAGTCAAAGAACTTACCTTCACCAAATGACGAACCGCGAATACCTCAGGAACCTCCTGACGCAACTAGCCGGCGAACTGGCCACCCTGCGCCCAAACTCCTTTGAGGGCATCGCCGGTGACGCCAACGCGCTCGCCGAGTCCATCATCGCCGTCAACAACGAGCTCGACGCCCTGGACGCCGACAAGATCGAGGAGGCCTATCACGTCAAACCGATCTATGACCGCATCAAGGCCGTCATCGCCCATGAGCGCGTCCTCCGCAATCAGCTCGACCGCATCGCCCTCGCTGCAGACAACGCCATCGACCTTTGCAACCTCCTTTCGGCGCACGTCGAAGAGCACAACCCGAGCGAAGACGACGCCGCCCTCTGACCCTTTCCCCCAAACGCACACCATGCCCCAAATCCACGACCGCAAAGAGTACCGCGCCTTCCCGGCGCTGAACCAGTCCGCCGCGAAAGTCCTCGTCGGCAATTCGCCTGCCCACTATCAGGCCTACATCAACACGCCCCAGGAAGAGACCAAGGCGCTCAAGTTCGGCACGTTCGTTCACTCGGCCGTCCTTGAACCGAAGACGCTCGACGACCTCTACGTCACCGCCCCGGATTGTGATCGGCGGACTAAAGAGGGAAAGGCTATCTGGAGCGAGTTCGTCACGGCCAACGCCGGCAAGACCATCCTCGACTATGAGGAGTCCGCTCTCGGCCATCTCGTCGCCGCGTCCGCCCGCCAAGCGCTGAAGACCCACGGCGTCGTCTTCGACGCGACCGAAGTCATGTACCATGTCGACTACTGCGGCGTCCCGCTCAAGGCCGCCATCGACGGCGTGGCCGGCGACTACCTCTGGGACATCAAGACCACAGGCGCCGGTGAAGCGACTCCCGCTGGTATGCTCAAGAGCATCCGATCATATCGCTACAACCTGCAGGCCTATTGGTACCGACTCGTCTACGAGCTCGCCACTGGCCGTCGCCCTCTCGGCTTCCGATTCCTCTTCATCGAGAAGGAGCCCCCGTTCGCCTGGTCGATATGCGAAGTCGGCCCTGACCTGATGTCCTACGCCGTCTCCGATTTCGAGAAGGCCATCACCCTCTACAAGGAATGCAGCGCCTCCGGCGTCTGGCCGTCCTACCCGGAGGAGGTCCAGGTCATCGACATCAAGTCCACGACCACCGCCGCCCCTATCAACTTCGCCTAACATGGTAAACCTACCCGACAAGACCCTCAAGGTTCCGACCTGGTTCGAGAACCGCGACTGGATCGTCAACGAGCGTGGCATCGCTCACAAGGCCGGCCACGCCGACGTGACGTGGGAGGAGGTGACCCAGTTCGCCGACCTCTCTGTCCGCACGATTCACCCGTTCTACATTGAGCCGTGGCCCTTCCGGGCATCGACCAAGGCCGAAGCCTGGTTTGACTCCGACTCCTATTCCGAGGCCTTCAAGTTCGCCGTCGGTCACGTCGTTACGAAGCGCTTCAACCTCAAGGCGGTCCGTCAATGCATCGCCAACTTTCCCAATGCCTAACATGGAACCCAACAACGACAAAGCCCCCCTCACCACGATCAGCCAGAGCGGGACGTACAAACTCAAGCTCATCCGCCCCAAGGGGACCGACAAGGTCAAGGTCTGGGAAGACGGCACGGCCTCCTGCCGCCTCTTCTTCCTCGACGACAAGGGCTACTGCCTCTGGAAGAACTTCTCGACGCAGTACGGAAAGCCCCTCGCGATGTTGGTCGGGAAGTTCTCCAACAACTTCACAAACGAGATCAGGATGGACGCAACGCCGGCGGAGTTTCTCCAGTACCTTGACCCGGCCTGCGGCAAGACGTGCCTGATCGGCGTCGAAGTCTCCCAGGCTAAGGACAAGGCCGGCAATCCCAAGGTCTACAACGGCGAGCCAGTCTGGTCTTACAAGTTCGTCTACCCGAAAGGCTCCCAGAAGCCCACCGTCGCCGAGCCCACCCCTGACAACCCGCCCTTCTGATGGACAACCACGCCAAGCTGCGGCAGGCGCTCGTCGAAGCCCTCCTCAAGAACCCTGACATCAACCTCCGCCGCGTCAGGCGTAAGGTGAAGATGTCCGGCCGC